TCAACAATAGACACAAGAACAGCCCCATTATCATCAATAAGATCTTTAGAGCTGGAGTTAATTCTTGATCGTGCCATTTTAGTTTCCTTTCTTTGTGACCCTCGGGTGACAAACTAGAAGGTTATTTTTTATTTCTATTTTCGTTTTGTTCTTTAATAAGCTTATCTTTAGCTTTCTTTAACTCTTCCGCACTTAATCTGTCTTTACTTGAAATAACTTTACCAGCTAATTTAGTAGCCATAATAATCTCCTTATAATTAAAAGTTGAAACCTCTTGTAGCTACTTTAGTACCGGCTCTGATAGGATACAGATACTCAACAGCATAACGGAAAGCATCTGACCAATGTTCAATACCTTCTTTCTTATCGATAGTAGCTGTATCTGGATTAGACTCAGTCCATTGTGTTCTTTCAATAGATTTAATCGTATTAACACATCTGGGATGAACTAGGATATCAATATCACCGTTGGCATTCTTGAATTTCTTATTAACAGCAGCAACCGAATCAATGATTGGTGGAGCTTTACTGTGTGCCTTTGTGACAATTCCAGCTGATTGTAAAATAGAGAAGTCGGTTGTACCCACTGCAGCAGATGTTTTCCTTGCTTTACCCGCTGGATCTGGGTAAGAAATGATTCTCCGATTACTCTTAAACTTTTCTTTTAATCTATTTGCTAACGTTTCTGTGTCTGGATGACCTTGCATTTCATCTAATACATGGATTTGATTACCTCTGATAGCAAAGATAACAGAAGCCATAATACCGACATTGAAGTCAATTGCCACATGTACTTCTTCTTCATCTTCAAAGTATGGGAGAGAAGCATCAATGTGTTCTTTTCTGTCGAAGGTATAGAATACGTTATTACCTGAATCTTCAAAACTGGCTTCGTATTCTCTGGCAAACTTAAGAGGATCCACAGACAGCTTCACTCTCTCAATCTCTTCCTCGTCTAGGTAGGGGGAATCCCTGTAGGTATAGGTGTATGATCGCCACTCATTATCGTGCTCCTGCCTATTGTACAGCTCGTAGAAATAGTCATAGCCATTGGGAGTGGAAATAATAAGACCTCTACCCGGATTGGCACCAAATTTGTCAGCATTCTTTTTTGACCATCTTGTAGAGACACAAGGTTGAATAATACTCTCCCAAGACTCTTTGAGGTTCATACCAGCGCCCTTCCAAGAGGTAACTTCATCAGCAACAACAAAGTACTGGCCTGTCCCTCTCATACGGGCAGAGGCTTCATAAGACCAGATCTTTAACTGTACGTTTTTAGGGAACCAGAAAGTACCTGCGTTCTTAGATGTTTTCTCTGCATAGTCTTCCATACCAAGCTGATAGGCAATCAAAGGATAGTAAATATCCACTGCCTGACTGTAGGTTGGTGCAATAACAGCTACGTTCTTATTTGGGACATCTTCCGGTAATTCCATTAACTCTTGAACAGCAAGCATAGCAGCTACAGAAGCAGCGTAAGATTTACCAAAACCACGAGAGGCATTAACAACAGCATATCTACAATTCTTATCAATAAAAAGATCTCTGATAACCTCCGATTGTCCTTTATGTAATTCAATTTCTCTACTCATTTAATACTATCTTCTTCTTTTTCTTGTTGTTGCTTTTCTTTTCTTTCTTGAATTAGATAATGCTATAGCTATAGCTTGCCTTTGATTATAACCTTCATTAATAAGTTTTCTGATATTGAAAGAAACAATTGATCGGGATGAACCTTTACGTAATGGCATAATAAATTACCATTTAACCTTATTAGCCCAATAAGCAGCACTTAATTTGCCTCTTGCAATGTTCTTTGCATGTCTGGCTTTCCAAGCTTCTCTCCGCTTACGATATGACTCAGATTCACCTTCTTTCTTTGGACTACCAGAAACACCCTGTGAGCCAAAGCGGATAGTCTTAATTGTACTTCCTACTTTAGCAACAACAACATGTGACTTAGTTGGGTGATTAGGTGTTCTCTTCGGTTGATTATAACTAGATAAGCCCAATCGAGTCAATCGGGGGTCTTTTTCTGCCATGACATGACTCCTTATTAAGTTGTTAGTTTGATTGCAATAGGTTTCAGATCAGGATCACCAATAGTTTGTTTATCAGGTACTTTCTTATAACCATATTGCATTAGGTTATTAATAAGAGTGGCTTTGGTAGCAATAAGTTGAGCATGAGCACCGGAACCAACTCTGATCTGTCCTTCATCTAGTAGTCTGTTAATTTCATTATACTCATGAACCATCTTTTCAATAGGATCAAACTTTAGTTCATCTAGCTTTTTAACAGAGTCTTTACTGTGTACATTTCTTGAGCCTTTAGGGCGACCTGCCCCTCTTGTCTTTCCACCGGGGCCTCTTCTTTTAGGCTTCTCTTCCTTTTCTTCCATTGTTCTACCATCCTTATTAAGTTAATCAATCAATACATAAATACATACATAAAAACAATACTACTAGTTCCCTGATCTTACCCTCTCCATACGTTCAATCGAAGCTCTGATGAAAGCAATATTCTCATCCATTCTTGCAATAGCCAATGACTGTGTATGTACAGCAGTCTCAAGCTGTTCTGTTCGAGCATCAAGACGTAAGATATTAGCTCTGTTTACATCAACATCACTTCGGAGTACAGCAAAGAACCATACAAGCGTAATGGTTTGCACAATGACTCCAAAGATAATTGTCAGCGGAACTGACTTAGATAAATGCCATTCTTGTTTTTCTGATTCAGACATAGGTTTCACCTCTTTAGTAAAGTTATTTATGTATGTATTCTACAAAGTTCTTTTTAATATTTTTTCATGCATTTTTTGATCTTTTTTAACTTTAATCTATAAAATAAATAAATAAAAATTAAAAG